AGATATGAAGGGTGTAAACTGATTGACTGGCGGCAGCATCAAACGATAAATATAATATCAGGAGATATTTTATGCAAGACGAGATAAAACCGCAAGTTCAGCAACCGCAAGTGGATAACAGTGAAGGGCAAATGGCTCGCGCTGATCTATATCGTGGTGCAAAGAATGCGATGAAACTATTTCAAATGGTCCAGGACGGACAACAATTAGAAGGTTGGGTTCAAGCCAAAATTACTAAAGCCGCTGACTATTTAGATAGTGTTTACCATTACATGGAATATCAAGCAAAGTTTGGACAAGGTGGAGTAGCCATTAGTTTGGACGACATTACCTCCGATGCCGCTGTTTCCAGCAAGCAAGGCGCAGTTTCTGAAGAAGACGATGAAAAGGAAATTAAAGAATCTATGAACTACGAACAAAAACTACAAGCCCTTTTAGAAGGTGCCAAGAAAGAACAGGCCGACAAAAAGAAACTGCCATCAATGGCACACGTTAAAAAAATGTGTCAGGATGGAAAGAGTGTGGCAGAAATTTGCAAAATGCATCCTAATTGTGACCAAAAAGAATTGAAACAAATGGTAGCAGATTGCAAAAAGAAATTGGCAGAAGGTAAAACTGAAGTACAGTATGACAAAGACGGTAAACGTACCGGTGTCAAGCATACAAGTACACACAAGTATACGGACGAGCCGCATACTGAACCAAAGTCTCAGGTCAAAGCCAAATCTGCTGCCGAAAAGGCTGGAGAGAAAGCCGCTGACAAAGCGCAGGCCAAGGACAGCAAAGATTACGAAAAGAAGAATCCAGGTTCTGTTAAGAGATACAAAGATGGTAAACTAGTCAGCGAAGACGCTGAGTCTAAGAAAGCCGAAGAAGAGAAGCGTAAGAAAGAAGAAAAGAAAAAGAAAATGGCCAAGATTATGGACGAGGCCAAGAAACCAGACGATGACGGCGACGGTGTTCCAGATTGGGCAGATAAGAAACCTGGTAAAGATGACCACGCTGATAAGAAGCCTAGTACTTCTAAAGGTCTTTCAGACAAGCAGAAAAAACTTCCGCCTGGACTACAAAAAGCCATTGCTAAGAAAAGTGGTGGAGTTAAAGAGTCCGACACTCGTGCTCCTACCAAAAGCAAAGAACGCACTGATACATTGCCAAGTGGAACCAAAGTAAAAACCACTACCTATCAAGGCTGGCAAAGTCAGGCCGCTGACAAAGCAGCCGACAAAGCAAAGAAAGACAGCATGAAAGAAAGCGTTACTGAGTCTGCTGACTTGATGCGTATGCGTCAACTGATGAAACGTCTCAACGGATAATAGCATGGACATGAAAAAGATTCTGCAGGCTCTCGACGGAGTTGCCGAGCGTAAAGTAGAAGGCTCCAACGATATGAGAAAGTTTCTAAGTATCGTTGCAAAAGAACCTGTAAAACAGAACCTTTCAGAATCTGTAATTACCAGTTTCGACGAAGATACCATCGGTGGCGATGCTAATTCATTTTTAATTGCGGCCGATGATATCAATGACCTAGTAATGGGCAACCTTGACAAAATCAAAATCAATGCAGACGAACAGTTATTAAAAACGGTTATGACTAAATTTAATGAATTTATGTCTGCTTATCATGCAGTAGGTAAAGAGATTCTTCAACCAGACATGTTTGATGATGTACAAGTTGAAGAAAAACAAGAAGGCATTTCAAACGGTCTGGCATTCAAAGATTATTTTGCACTAGAAGAAGGTAAAAATAAAATCAAGGGTGTTGACGGTAAAGCATGTTGGGACGGTTACAAACGTATGGGCACTAAGAAGAAAGGTGGCAAGACAGTTGATAACTGTGTACCAACAGGCAAAAAATGAAAATCGAAGATTTATTAATAGAAGACGAACAGGTTGATGAAATATTCGATCCAACCAGTGCAGTTTCTAAAGTATTACGTTATCTAGGTCGTAAGTTAGCCCAAATCTTTCCTTGGTTAGCAGTTGGTGGAACAGTTGGTGCGTTAGGAGTTAGCGGAGTTTTAGCACCAGCCATGGCCGTAGCAGGCGGAATGGCTGCTTCAATTACAGCAATTGGCATGGAAGCCGGATTAATGGCCGGAGCCGCTGGTATGTATGCCGCACCTAGTATACTGCAAACAATTAAAGATTTGTTTGCCGCTGATGAAAACAGTATTCAAGCAGGTATTAAAAAGTGGGTGGAAAAACACGTAGGTGACGAAGCCGATGTGCAAGAGTTTTTACTAACTCATGCCAAAGCCGCATATGAAAGTAAATCCGATTTTCGTTGGAGAGCCAAAGATTGGCCTGTTAAATTAAGTAGAGATCAAGCAGAAGCACATTTAGAAAAGAATGATAAGTACTGGTTTGATACAGAAAAACAAAAAGTAAAAGATGCTGAAACGGCTAAGTCTGAAAAACCAGATACAATTCCTGATCCACAAAAATCTACATCGACACAAACTGCTCCAAGGCAACCTGCAGAGTCTATTGCTTATTTTAGAAATCTAGTTTCTGAGATGGATGCTCCTGCATCCGGAGATAAAGAGATGAGTAAAGAAGAATGGGACTCTAAGTTTAAAAACAATCCAGAAGTAAAGATTATTAACCCATTGCGTATGATGCCAAAAGACGGTTCTTATTTTAATCTTGCTACACAAAATGGACAAGCAGTCGGAGTATCTAAAGGATCTATGCTTGGGCGTAGTGCGTTCGGCCCAGAACTTCATGCAGTATTTGCCGCGCCTAAGACAGTTGATCAAGTGTTAAAAGATCTTAATCTTGAAAAGTTCGGTGGCTCTAGTACTGCATTAATTCCATCTGCACCTACAAGAACTGAAAGACCGCAGCCTACACAAAAACCAGAACCTGGTAGAGTGCTTAGACAACCAATGGCGTTAAGAAAATGAAACAACTAGTCGCACTATCTTTAGTAGTCTTACTTACCGGTTGTGCTTCTGTAAAAAATTGGGTTCCTAGTTTTAGCGATCCAAATCAATCCGCACGTATTATCGATGTGCGTCAAAGTGTAGCACAATTGGATTGCAAACAAACACACGCACCACAAGTAAAAAAAATCAAAGACAACTTAGACTGGTTTCAACTTTACAGCGACAGCAAAGGTTGGAGACAAAATGATGTTCTTAAATTAGTTAAGCCTATGCAGGAAACTGTAGATGACTTTTATAAACGTAGTGTTGAAAAGCAGGGTAGCGAAACCTACTGCGAAATTAAAAAGAAAGTAATGACTACCCAAGCAGAAAAAGCCGCTAGTGCTATATTGGGGAGATTCTAATGATTGAACAGTTACAACAATTGACGCAGTGTGACCGCCCGTGGGCCGCTGAAAGAGCCTCTATGGCATTACAGATGTGCGAATCCTTCCAACAAGGACAGATCAGCAACGACGAGTTTAAAGAACTAATGTTAGACCTAGTTAGAACAGACAAGTTAGAAAGCGAAGCCGATGACATACATTTAAAAACTATGTTAGTCTCGGCAATATATGCAGTAGCACAAGTTGCATAATATTCATGTATGAGAGTATGGAGTTTTGGTTGTAGTTTCACACACTACTTTTACCCCACTTGGGCTGACATACTAATTCACAGTGCAGAACAGCAAGGCTACCTAGGAGAAAACTGGGGCAGTTGCGGCAAAGGTAATTTATACATTGCCAACAAAATTCAAGAATGTCATGCAAGAAATACTCTAGGCAAAGATGATTGGGTCTTTGTATGCTGGAGCAACTACTTCAGAGAAGACAGTCATACAGACAAATTAGGATGGCACACGCCACGATTTGTCTTTCAACAAACACAATACAAAGACGGTACAGTAAACGGGTTTGGATCCGCAAAGTATTATGCTATGCGAGATCAAGCACTAGTGCAGTCTACTCGTTTAAGTCTGCAAGCACTGGGTGTAAATCAATATCATTTTAGTATTTTACCCATGAGCGGTGGTGATCGTGGTGTAGATAAAGTCAGTGCTGTGTATAACCTAGAATTCGATGGGCCGTCAATGATGGAAAGTCTTGGTCTAATGCTACAAGACGATGACGTCAAGCGTAATCGCATACGCAGTTTCCCTCCCGAAAATCCCACGGATACGCTAGAAGAATGGCATCCACTGCCACACGAACACTTAGAATACATTGAAAAGTACATACAGCCTAAAGTAAATTGGCTAAATACTGGAGTAACAGAAAATACAAAACTTTTTGTAGATTCTTGGAAGAACAAATTGTACACTATGCCACAGCCCATTGACTTAGGTGCTACTGGCTGGTCTACTAAGAAAAATAGAGAATGGTTATAATATGGATGATCTAAGAAAAGCACTTAAAATTGCATTTGCCAGCGAATTTTCATTTTATTTAAAGGCACACTATTTTCACTGGAATGTGGAAGGAATGTTCTTTGAACAGTTCCACGCATTATTTGGAAGAATCTACGAAGAAGTTTATGGTAGCATTGACGACTTTGCAGAAAATATTCGCAAGACTGGTGCATATACACCTGGCAGTTTTGAAAGACTATCCATGCTATCTAGAATTGAAGATGAAACTGATGTACCTAGTGCAGAAGATATGACTAGAGAATTATTAGAAGATTCTGAAAAGATGGCCAATATACTTAAATTAGTATTTGATTTATCCGAGCGTGAACACGAACACGGTTTGTCAGATTTTATTGCCGCTCGTTTAGACGCACACAGGAAACATTCATGGATGCTGAGAGCAACTCTAAAATAATTACACTGGGAGATTATATTCGCAGTGTTGCTGAAAAAGAAAAACGTCAGCAACAGCCGAACGTTGATCTCAACACATATCCAGTTTATCCCGAAGACGATGGTTATGACACTCCAAAAAATCCTTACGGCAATCATTGAAACATTAGCAAGGTTTGGCTGCGGACTAGCAGGCTTGCCTTACGACCCTGACACACCTTAGGACCGGTACTCGTTACCGTAAGTGTGCGCCGGCTGCTGGCGCGAAGAAAGCGATTCGCTACCGTAGACTTCGAAAGTGAGCATTTTTTTACGGCTAAATAATTGTCAGGAGGACACAACCATGAAACAGAAAAAACTTTTAGTTGAACTGTACAAGGCTTGCGTCGACCACGATGCCAAAAAGATTGCGGAACTTAAACAAAAAGAATTCCGCAAGATTGCGAAACACAGGGCCGAAGGCAAACCGTTTACACACAAATGGACTTTGGTACAGATTTAACACAGAGATAAAAAAGCCCCTTCCGGGGCTTTTTTTTAGGTGTTTATAAAAGTTTTTCTATTACGACAAGGTTATTATCGTACGGAGCCGATCCCGATCCAGTTAATATTTGAATTCTATAGGCTACTTGTAACGAATCTATTTTTATTAGAGCATCTACTTTATCGCCTACAGCGTTTAACGTAGTATTAGGAAAATTAATAAACGATGTTGTAAGAGATGTGGAGCCATTACCTGTACCTGTAGCACCGCCATTAACAACAATATTATAGTGTGCGGTTAAACTACTGGTAGCCCGTATCTGGACATAACAGCCGCTGGAATTTGTAATCCTAATACCAATAACTCCAAATGTGACTTCTACATCCTGATCTGCCAACGATGATACTTTCTGATCGCCAATTAACGCAACCCCACCAGGAGTAACTCCGTCGTGTATGTATAAACTATTAGTAGTTAAATCAACAGCAAGAGCACCGTCTCTTAGTATTTCCGTGCCCGAAGCCGAAATATGTTGTCCTTTATAAACTCTACGTGTCATAGTAAATTCTCCTCTCTAATATTTATACAATCTTTCTATTCCGACTTCCGCCCTTCATTCCGTTTATTCTACATTTAAGGATGTAATCTTTGTGTAATATTGCGTCACAACATTTACAATAAATATGAGTATGGCGAATACATCAAAGACATATCGTAGTATATTCATCTCGGATGTACACTTAGGAACCCGCGATTGTAAAGCGGAGCAACTCAACAACTTTCTTAAAAACAACACATGCGAAACACTCTACATGGTAGGGGATATTATCGACGCATGGAGAATCCAACAAAACAAATGGCGATGGAAACAAAGCCATACCAATGTGGTACGTAGAGTCATGGGCCACGCCAAGCGCGGTACTCGTGTTGTGTATGTTGCAGGCAACCATGATGAATTTCTAAGACCCCTAATGCCCTATGGTATTGGCTTTGGCTTAATTGAAGTGTGTAATCAATGCGAGCATATTGGTATGGACGGAAAACATTACCTAGTCACACACGGTGACTTGTTCGATGGCATTACTAGACTAGCACCATGGATAGCGTTCCTAGGAGATAAAGCATATGACTTTGTTCTTAACCTCAACAATAAATTTAATTGGATTCGTCGCCGTATGGGTTTTGGGTACTTTAGCCTTAGCCAGTTTCTTAAGCACAAGGTTAAAAAAGCAGTAGACTTTATATTTCAGTTCGAACGAAACTTAGTGGCTTACTGCAAGAAGCGTGGCTTTGATGGTGTTATATGTGGACACATACACCACGCAGAGATCAAAGAGATAGACGGCATAATGTATATGAATGACGGTGACTGGGTTGAAAGTTGTACAGCACTTGTAGAACATCACGATGGTCAATGGGAAATAGTAACTTGGACCAAGGAGAAGGATGATGTGGATACTGATAATACTAGCAATGCACGTAAACGATCCAAAGGACATTCCGGGCAGAGTGACTCTAGCATTTCCGAATCAAGCGGACTGCGAACAAGCAAGAAAAACAATGACCAGTTGGTTGAAGTTTGATTCATTTAAAGTAATAGCAACATGTCAAAAACAATCTTAATTATAACTGATAACTTACCGGAGCAGATCAATGGCGTTGTCACAACTTACAAAAACATCGAGGCTTGTGCGGTTCTGGATGGTTATAGCGTTGTTTACATTACTCCCGGGGACTTCCGCTACTTTGATTGTCCTGGCTACAACGAAGTCAAGATTGCCTATCCCAGGGCGATGGGCAAGAAGATTGAGGCGTTCAGTCCGGATTATATCCATATCGCCACAGAGGGTCCTATTGGTCTGTCTGCTAGAAAATATCTTTCAAAACATAATTTTCGTTACAATACTGCTTACCATACTAAGTTTCCTGAAGGACTCCGTGCTTTATTTGGAATACCTGAAGCCCTTACTTGGCCTTTAGTCAGATGGTTTCACAAACACGCAGGTCGAGTATTGACTACTACAGATACAATGGTTAAGGAGTTACAGGCACATGGATTTGATGGAGATATTATACCGTGGACTAGAGGTGTTGATCGTAGTATATTTTATCCTAGTCAGCGCAACAACAATAATAGGCTTACTCTTGTATGCGTTAGTCGTGTATCTAAAGAAAAAAATCTGGAAGAGTTCTTCACATTAGACTATCCAGGAGCACACAAAATTATGGTAGGCGATGGACCTATGCTGGAAGAGTATAAGGCACAATATCCTAGCGTTGAGTTTGTAGGGGCCAAGCGTGGTGTTGAACTAGGTGATTATTATCGTCAAGCAGATGTGTTTGTGTTTCCGAGTCGTTGGGAAACATTTGGACTTGTTATGATTGAAGCAATGGCTTGCGGCACACCGGTGGCGGCTTATCCATGTCAAGGTCCGTTAGATGTAGTTGATGAAGGCATAACTGGCTGTATGAACGAAGAACTCAAACAGGCTGTTAAAGATGCGCTTATGTTGGATAGACAGAAAGTTTGGGAAGGTAGTGGGCGTTGGACTTGGGAAAATGCTTGGACTATCTTTAGAGATAATTTAGTAGAAAAATCGGGTACAAGATAAGGTATCGCTGGAATTCGTAACCAGCAGTAGGGCTTAGGCCCTATTTTTACGACTAAATATTGTATGGATAAAATTATAGCAACGTTAGTGATGACGCATATCACAATAGTGTGTGTTACACTATACCTACATAGATGTCAGGCACACAGGGGTCTTGAATTTCACCCTGTACTAAGTCATTTTATGCGATTTTGGTTATGGTTAACTACTGGCATGACTACCAAGCAATGGGTAGCCATACATCGTAAGCATCATCAAAATACAGACGTAGAAGGTGACCCACATAGCCCGCATGTATTCGGTATCTGGAATCTAGTGTTTGGTGGAGTCAAGTATTATAATCAAGCAGGCAGCGATGCCCACATGGTTATGAAATATGGCATGGGTACTCCTAAAGACTGGATCGAACGTAAACTTTATACACCTCACCATCGCCTTGGCATTCTTGTAATGCTAGTCATAGACTTATTGTTATTTGGGCCATGGGGATTTCTAGTGTGGGGTGTTCAAATGATATGGATTCCATTCTGGGCCGCTGGCTTTATCAACGGTGTTGGACATTGGTGGGGTTATCGCAATGGCGAAACCAAAGATCACAGTCACAATGTAATGCCTTGGGGTATCTTAATTGGCGGTGAAGAACTACACAACAATCATCACTTGGATCCTGCTAATCCTAAACTAAGCCGTCGCTGGTTTGAGTTTGATATTGGCTGGATGTGGTTTAAAATTTTTAATCTAATAGGTTTGGCTAAGTTAAGAAGCAATAATGCTTGATTAATATTTCTAAATAAAGTATAATTACTTTTGTTATTAAGGAGATTTTAATGAGCAGTAGAACCTACGGGCCTGAAGAAAAAGCCAAACTAGAACGTCTTGTCAACGAAGGTGTTCAAATCAAATATGAAATTGAAAGTTTGTCTGAAGGATTAAAAGAAACTGTTAAAGCAGTTGCAGAAGAACTTGACATCAAACCAGCACTAATTAACAAAGCGATTAGTATTGCACACAAAGGTAACTGGAATGATGTGTTCAGCGACTTTGACGACTTGGAAACTCTTATTGTCACTGTCGGTAAAGACAAGTAATGAATCAATTTTTAACTGCTGTTAATAACACAATAAACTGGGCCAAAGAGGACTTTACCTCTTGGCCTTTGAGATTTGTGCTTGAAATTACTGCATGGGCCATGAGTATTGTCTGTGCTATATGGATGGGCATTACGCTACCCAATCCACCTTTTTTAATCTTATATCCGTTGTTTATTACCCAATGTGCCATATTTGGTTGGGCCGCTTGGACAAGGCGCAGTACCGGTATGGTTGCTAACTATTTGTTGTTAGTCACTATCGACGTCATTGCCTTGGCAAGACTGATAAGTATTCAATAAGATGATGGTTTAATCAGCCACAAGTGATTAAAATGGTATTTGTCAGCCCTAAATGACATGGGAGAAAAACAAAATATGAGTTATGTAGATGCTCTCTTTGACAGAGAGAATGATATCATCAAAGTTGTCGAGCGCAACGAGCAAGGCGAACGTGTGTTTAAAGAACATCCGGTACGCTACACATTTTACTATCCAGATCCAAAAGGTAAGTTTACCAGTATTCATGGGGATCCCCTAACTAGGATAGTATGCAAAAATACCAAAGACTTTCGCAAAGAACAAGCCATTAACAGTGGCAAGGAACTTTATGAAAGTGACATCAATCCAATTTTCGTACATCTAAGCGAAAACTATCTTAATCAAGATGGACCTAAACTAAACATCTGCTTCTTCGACATTGAGGTAGACTTTGATCCCGAACGTGGCTACAGCACTCCAGAAGATGCTTTCATGCCAATCACTGCGATTACTGTTTACCTAAAATGGCTTGGCAAGTTGATTACGTTGGCAATGCCTCCTAATGGCATGAAGATGGATGATGCTAAAAAATTACTTGAAGATATTCCAGACACACATTTGTTTGACAACGAAGCAGATATGTTGGAAACATTCCTAGACTTAATTCAAGATGCTGATATTATCAGTGGATGGAACAGCGAAGGTTATGACGTTCCTTATACTGTTAACCGTGTTACACAAGTGTTGAGTAAAGAAGACACACGCAGATTCTGTTTATGGGATCAATTTCCTAAACGTCGTGAATACGAAAAATATGGTAAGAAAGCCGTAACATATGACTTTCACGGTCGTGTACACTTAGACAGTCTTGAACTGTATCGCAAGTACACCTATGAAGAACGTCACACTTATCGACTGGACGCTATTGGCGAGATGGAAATTGGCGAAAACAAAACTGTCTACGAAGGTACGCTGGATCAGTTGTACAACAATGACTTTCATAAGTTTATTGTCTACAACAGACAAGATACTTTGCTGTTAAACAAACTAGACGATAAGTTAAAGTTTATCGACCTTGCTAATAAACTGGCACACGAATGTACTGTATTGCTACAGACAACAATGGGTGCCGTGGCTGTTACTGAACAGGCCATTATTAACGAATGCCATCGTAGAGGTTTTCAAGTTCCTAATCGTACTAAAATGGACGATAGAGAAGAAAATACTGCGGCCGCAGGAGCATACGTTGCCTATCCCAAAGAAGGTCTACAAGACTGGATCGGTTCTTTAGACATTAACAGTCTGTATCCCAGTGCTATTCGTGCGCTGAACATGGGTCCAGAAACTATTGTAGGACAACTACGTCCAACAATTACCGAAGCATACATTCATGAACAAATGACTCTTAAGAAGAAATCATTTGCGGCATCGTGGGAAGGTAAGTTCGGTAGTGACGAATACGAAGCAGTAATGGCACAGCGTAAAGATGTGGAAATTACCATTGACTGGGAAGACGGAGAAAATACTGTACACAGTGCCGCTGAAGTTTACAAGTTAATCTTTGACAGTAACCAGCCATGGACTATCAGTGCCAATGGTACAATCTTTACCTACGAGAAGGAAGGTATTATTCCTGGACTGTTAAAGCGGTGGTATGCTGAACGTAAAGAAATGCAGGCCAAACTCAAAGACTGTATCAAAGCAGGTAATAAAGTAGAGGAAGAATACTGGGATAAACGACAGTTGGTTAAAAAGATTAACCTAAATAGTTTGTACGGTGCTATTCTTAATCCCGGTTGTAGATTCTTTGACAAGCGTATTGGACAAAGTACTACACTAAGTGGTCGTCAAATTGTCAAGCACATGGCGGCTAAAGTTAATGAAATCGTCACCGGTGAATATGACTATCGCGGTAAAGCAGTCATCTATGGTGACACAGACAGTTGTTATTTTTCAGCGTACACCACTCTGAAGAAAGATATTGAAGCAGGCGTTATTCCTTGGAACAAGGAATATGTTATTACTCTATACGATCAAATAGGAGAAGAAGTCAATGGAACATTTGTCAAATTCATGGAAGAAGCCTTTCACTGCCCACCAAGCAGAG